TACAGGATGTTGTGCAAGATTTACCAGAAAAAGTTCAAGGAGAAGCGAATTTGTTTAAGATGGTTGAAGAAAACGAAGCTCTTTCAGAATTTTTAATAAATTATTTTAAATCTAATATTGGTGAATTAGTTTGAAGTTTGTAACTCTATACGGCAAAGAAAAGCCTCTCAGAAGTCCACACAAGTATAAAATCAAGTGGAACGGCAAATGTCGTAGCAAATTTCAAGCAGAGGTAAGAAAATACCTATATAAATATTGGAAATACGATGCAGTATATGAGGAATTTAAGGTTGTAGGAACCCAATTATCATTAGATTTTTACAATCATAACAGAAAAATAGCTATAGAAGTCCAAGGAGCGCAACATTTAAGGTTTGTTAAGCATTTTCACAAGACTAGAGCCAATTTCGTGCGTCAAATACGCAGAGATAATAAAAAGTTAGAATTTTGCGAAATAAACGATATAAAACTAATAGAAATCTACCCAGATGACGAATTATCAGAAGATTTTTTCGCAAACCTTTTGGGGTAGTGTAAAATATTACAGATGGAAGCTAAACCTAAATTTAAAAATTTTGAACTGCCCCCTAAAATTCTTACTCAATTATATGAACTTACAGGTGGAGCGAAGTCCTACAAGGGATTTATAATAGCGTACTGCAACGAAGAAGGCACTCCAGTCGTTTACACAAACTGCGAATCTCAAATTACAGAGTCTGGGCTTGTCAAATCTATAGAAAATTATATAACTGAGTATACCCAAAATAGTTTCGAAGTGGGTCAAGAATCAGAATAGTGCTTGACAAGCCATACTTTTTATGTAGTATGAGCCACATATGATATATAGTCTCGAAATTGAAAAGCAGGTCTTAGCTGCATTTATACAAAAACCAAAAACACTTATAAATTTTATACACCTGATTAGTGAATCAGATTTTTATGACGGGTCTCTACTTCATAAAACTATTTTTGCCGTCATAAAAAGAGCCTGTCAAAAAGACGAGAGCATTGATGATATAGTATTGGTTCAAAGAATCAAAGATTTAGGAATAAAGTTTCAAGAGGATATTTCTTTAGTCGATTATGTAAGATCTCTTTCAATGAGAAGAATCAATTCGGAAGAAAAGATTGAGTCATCAATTAAAGAGCTTAAAAAATATAGCGTTCGTAGAGAGATTACAAAGACCGCAAACAGTATTGCGGAATCAATGAAAAGCGTATCTGCAGATACTTCGTATTTAAAGATTATTGAAAACGCCGATCAGATTTATAACGATAAAATTAATTTATTTGAAGTCGGTGATGATGTCCCATCAAATATTTATGAGGAGATGGAAGACTTCATTGAAGATCGCGGCAACAATCCAATTGATGAGTTTGGCATGATGGGGCCTCACCCAAAGATTAACGACATCTATGGCTCTCTATTGCGTCCAGGAAATATTACCGTCATCGTCGCACGTTCTGGTGTGGGCAAGACTCAGTTCTGTATGCACTATGCCACCCAAGTTTCCGCCAAGTATGACGTTCCAGTATTGCACTTTGACAACGGAGAGATGAGTAAGGAGGAATTAATTATTCGACAGTGCGCCTCTATTTCTGGAGTTCCATCGCACCTACTAGAAAGCGGTAAGTGGAGACAGGCTGGCCCAGAAGTCGTATCTAAAGTTCGTTCCGTTTGGAGCAAGGTAAAAAAGCTTCAGTTCTACTACTACAATGTTGGCGGTATGGATGTTGACTCTATGATCAACACATTAAAACGTTTTTATTATTCAAAGGTCGGCCGTGGGAACAAGATGGTATTTTCTTTTGACTATATTAAAACATCTTCAGAAAATGGTGGCAACAAAAGCGAATGGCAAACAGTTGGCGAAATGGTAGATAAGTTTAAGAAGTGTATCCAAAAAGAAATACTAGAAGAAGGTAATCCAGTAATACCAATGATTACATCGGTACAATCAAATCGAAGCGGTATTACAACTAATCGTCAGAGCGCAAACATTATTGATGATGAATCTATCGTCTCTCTTTCTGACCGAATCACTCAGTTCTGTTCTCACATGTTTATTCTACGCCAGAAAACAAACGACGAGGTCGCAGAAGAGGGTAATCAGTTTGGCACGCATAAGCTCATTAACGTAAAATCTAGACACTTAGGTAAAGATATTGCGGGGGCAGTTGAACCAGTTCAAGTTGATGACAACCTTCGCAAGAATTTTATCAACCTTTCTTTCAGAAACTTTAATATTACAGAGTGTGGAGACTTGCGAGACATCGTAGACTTTAGAAATACTGGCGGAGATTTAAATGAATCTTCTTCAAATGAAATACCCTCATTCGATGACTTATAGAGAATCATTAGATAAGTTAGGGTACCCGCTTCAAGATTGTGGTAGTCATTGGAGAACTCGTGCTATATATAGAAATGGAAAAACAAATACTTCTGTTATTATCTATAAAGACAGCGGTGTATGGAAAGACTTTGGTACAGACAGCCAAGCTAAACCTTTTTCTGCCTTGGTTCAGGAAACTCTAAACACAAATGACCCCAAGACGCTTAAAGAATATTTGATTGATTCCCCAGATCAACAATATAAACCTAAAGCCATAGAAGAAAAAATAGAAATGGAAAAAATATATCCAGAATCATACTTGGAAAAACTCTTACCAATGAAGACCTTCTATGAAAAAAGAGGTATTTCTTCTAAAATACAAGACATGTTTAAATGCGGTTATGCTGGCGGTGGTAAAATGTATCGTAGAATCGTCTTCCCTATTTACGATTTAGATAATCAGATACACGGCTTCTCTGGTCGCAGCGTTACGGATGATAAAAATATTCCCAAGTGGAAACATATGGGCCGCAAAACAAATTGGATCTATCCACATCATCTTTCGCATAAAAATATAGAAGAGAAAGAAGAAGTTATACTTGTAGAAAGTATTGGCGACTGCATGGCTCTTTATGAGGCTGGATACAGCAATGTGTTAATGCTGGCTGGCTTAGACATTTCTGCCAAGATGATTTCCTATCTCAATACATTTGACTTGAAAAGAATCATTATCTCTACAAATAACGATAATAGTAAAGATGTAAATACTGGAGCCCTAGCCTCCATCAAGATTGCATCAAAGCTATCAACCGTTTTTGACTTATCCTTGATTAAAATCAATCCTCCCATTTGCAATGACTTTGGCGACATGCTGGAGACTGACACAGGTATGTTAGAAAATTTCAAACAATGGTACGAGCGAAAAGATAAGTGGAGCTTAGGTCAAGATACTTTTCAAAAGTATATTGTAAAGCAAATCAATAAATACGAGCAATTGAAAAAAAATGGTCATTGCAAAAAATTAATTAAAATTTTAAATGGAAGTTAAACTATCAGCAAGTCGTATCAAAACGGCGCAATCGTGCAGTTGGATATACTGGAACAAGTATAAACAAAAACTACCAGATACAAATAATGACGGAGCGCGTCGAGGTACGGTATGCCACAATGTTTTTGAATTCCTGTCAAAACAAAAAACAAAAACCCACTACAATAAGATAGTTAAGGCTAAAGATCCGTTTGCTTCTAAAGTCATTCAAGACTTAATCATATCTGATGCTTCTGAGGTTGGGCTTAGTCTCGACGATGATAATATGAATCTTGTCAAAGAGATGATTCTTAACGGTTTAAACTGCAACTTCCACGGAGAAGATTTAGGTATACCAGATGAAGCTCACGCCGAGTTAGATTTTGACATAGAACAGAATGGGTATCACATTCGCGGATTTATAGATCAATTGTTTTTATACAAAGATAAAAAGATTGCGATCATCCGCGACTATAAGACCAGCAAAAAAATGTTTGAGGGTAAAGAAAAAGAAGACAATCTCCAAGACTATATGTATTCCCTTGCGGTCAAAACTCTATTTCCAGAATACGTAAACAGGACATCTGAATTTTTATTTTTAAAATTTAATTTAAAAAAGAATGGCTTAATGAAAATGAACCCAATCGATGATGACGACTTAGAAGGTTTTGAGTTGCAACTTGCATCGATTCAAGATTATCTAGAAAACTTTGACGAAAAAGACGCTGTATCAAATTTTGCTATAGATAAAGGTTTTCCAGAAGATGGTTCTTTTGGGGGCAGGCTCCAATGCGGTTTTGCTAAAGAAAAAGGTCAACTCAAAAAGGACGGTAGTGTTATGTGGCACTGTCCCTATAAGTTTGATTTTTGGCATGTTAGTATTTTAGATAAAGACGGAGAGTTTCATTCTTCTTGCTTTCAAGACGACTTTAAAAAGGACATGGTTCCAGAAGGAGGAAGCCATGAATTAAAATATTACGAAGGTTGCCCAAAACACTTGACAAATAGATAATAGTATATACATTGGTATATATGACACCTTTATTTAAGACCCATTTTTCTATAGGCCGTAGTATTCTTCGTGTCGATGATATAGACAGAATCTGTACAGATGAAAACATAGAAGAGATTTTCTTAGTAGAAGATACTATGACAGGCTTTCCAGAAGCGTTCCGTGCTTTTGGAGATAGACTGAGATTCGGCTTTAGATTTTCTATATATAACGAAGACCTCAGCGAAGAGTCTGAGAGTAAAATGATTGCATTCCCCAGCGGAGACGCGGGAGCTAAAGAGTTATACTCTCTATACACAAAAAGCTTTGACAAAAAAATTACGAGGCCGTGGGAGTTCACTAAAAATATACAATATGTAGTACCGTTTTATGATTCATTCTTACATAAAAATTTGACTTCATTTTCAAACTGCATGATTGATCTGCCGTCTAACGTTTCATTTTTCATAGAAAGAAATGGATTACCATTCGATATGATTCTTGAAGAAAAAATTGTAGATTACATCACTAATACTTTTGGTGAGGTCAAAGAATATGTTGAATTAGCGAAATCGGTCTACTATGAAAACTTCGAAGATGTTAGTGCTTTTCAAACATACAAGTGCATTTGCAATCGTCAGCCTGGTCGACAAGCCAGTTTGTCTAATCCACGACTTGACCATTTTGGTAGCGATCGTTTTTGCGTAGAAGCCTGGAAGGAGGATAAATAATGGAAGACTTATTAAGATTTAAATTTGATCAAAAGTATGTTATTTTTGATACAGAAACCGAGGGCTTAAACCTTGTTTCATCAAAGCCTTGGCAACTTGCTTGGATCGAAGCTAAAGGTAAAAAAATTACAAAAAAACAAAATAGATTCTTAAAATGGGAAGAACTTAATGTCTCAGAGGATGCTGCAAGAATTACTGGATTCAGTAACAAAGATTATCTCTCTAAAGCTGAAGATCCAGCCGTAGTATTCAAAGAATTTATGGAT